TTTTGTTTTTAACTGATGCCATTATATTTCCTCCTGATATTTTATTAAAAACATCATGTAATTTTATTGAAAGTGAAAAATTATTAATATCGTCATATAGAGAAGATATTTCTAAAGATGATATAGATCTATTTTTTAAATTATATAATAATAATAAAAATAATAAATATTGGGTGTGGGAAAATATAAAAAGAGAAGTATTATATCCATCACCTTTTATGGGATGGTTTTTAACATTTAAATCAGATTATTTAAATAAAATAGATACAATTAAATTAGATTCAATTAAATCACATGTAGGATATGATGTAATAGATTATAAAATATATGGACAATTAAAGTCATTAGGTTTATATGAAAAAATAATATATTTTGATAATGTACCGTTACATATATATCATGGAAAAAAAGGAGAAAACTGGAAAGGAATAAAATATATAGATTAAAGGAGATAATAATGAAAAGTTTTAATCAATATATAAATGAAATGAGAGAATACGACGAATTAAAAGAAAAAGATAAAGAACAACTAATAAAACAAGATCCATATAATATAAGATATTTGACTTATCCTTCTATTGAATTACAAAAATTAGCAGCAAGTTTAAATGGTTTAGTTTTGCAGTTTTTACCAAGATGTCCAATAGAAGTTCAAAAAATAGCAGTATTGCAAAATAAAGACGCTATTGAATATATTGATAACCCGAGTGAAGAAATATTGGAATTATTAAAAAAATAATAATATATAATATTATATTGTTATTAAGGAGAAAAAAAATGATTGATTTAAAAGAATCTTTTACTATGGATAATGATTTAAAGTCATATATAGATAAATATGATAAGTTTTTAGAACAACAATTTATTAATAATAATCAAAACCAAAACCAAAATGGAAATATTCAAAATCAAAATCCAAACACCCTTCAGCAAACCCAAAACCAGAATATTTCTAACAAACAAGGGGCAATAAATATTCCTGTTAAAACACAACAACAAACCAATCCAAATGTAGAAAAAGTTAAACAAATTGCTTCTAAGCTAAAAACTGATCCTAATTTAAGTAAATTACCAATAATATCTCAATTAATACAATTAATTGACGGTATTAATTGATTTTGTAATATAAAAAGGATAAATATAAATTGGCAAACATAACAGATAAATCATTTGCAAATAATCCAGAAATACAAAAACCTAGAATATATACTCCTAAATCTAATGTATCTAGACATTATATTTATGGGTATTCTAAATGTATAAGAAATACAAATAAAGCAATGATGGATTTATTTTCTGATACAACTATTATAGACAATGATATAATATATCCTGTTCCTATAATTTTTGGTTCTCATGAAAGAGCCGCTATTTATGTTTTTGGAGAACAATTTGTTAAAAATCCAGATAGACAAGAAGCTGGATTGGTTGATAGAATTATATTGCCTGTCATGGCATTAAACCCTGGGGATATATCATTAGATGAAAATCGTTATATATATCATAAAGCTGATATTCAAAGAGCTTACGGTAATGAAAAAAGAAACTTTGACGTAGTTTATAGATTTGCCAAAGGTATTCCGGTTAATTTTAATTATACATTAAATTTATGGTCAAAATATTATGAACATTTAATGCAAATGGTTGAACAAGTAATGCAAAAATTTTCTTTAGTTTCATATATAACTATAGAGGGGATTCCTTGGGAAACTCCTGTAAAACTTACTGGTTCTACGAATAACATTAACATGGAAGTAGAGGATAGCCAAGTTAGAATATTAAAATATTCTTTTTCTATTGTAGCAGAAGGGCATATAACTCAACCAATTCGTAGAGACAAGTCGGTTTTACAAATTACTAAAAAATATGTTATATTAGGAGATTTAATGCCTAGTGATACTATTGACGAACAGACACAAGAAGTAAAAGAAGGAGAAACTCCTAATGACAAATAATTATACAGGAGAGTAAAAATGATTTATCGAGTAACTAATAAAAGACGCGGTCCTATTCAATTAGCTTTAAGAACAAGAGATGGCGGTGGAACACATGTTATTACTTTGCCATGGAAGTCTACTCTTGATATACCTGAAGAGAAATTTAGTGATCAGATAACTGCTTTAGAGAACAAGGGTGACGTTATAGTTGAAAAAATATATAAAGTAAAGTAATTTCATTATTTATATTTTTGAAAATACCGTCTATTTTTAGACGGTATTTTCATTATATTCTACGATTATATTTCCACAATCCCATATTTCAATCATATTTTTATTATTTTTATTAAAACATATTTTATGAGGTTTTGTTAATGAATATTCTTTTTTTATGTTTATTTTAGAAAATATTCTTCTATTTAGATTTAAATATAATTTATCTATATTATATTGATTCATTATTTTATATATTATATTATTTCTATTAAAATCAATATTTATTTTATTAAAAATATTAATATTATTTTTATTTATTATAGCTATTCCTATTAAATCATTTAAATAATAAACTCCAAAATATAAACCTTTTAATTTTACATCTAATATTGAATTATTATTTATAAAATTTTTTATAATATTAATGTCAGATATTTTTTTTATAGTATGTTTTAATATGAGTTTATTTTTATTTAAATTATTATTAATAATGGATTTCCATATATTTGATTTATCAATCCATTCATTTTCAAATATATGTAATAATTTAATTCCTTTATGTTCGCATAAATTTGTTTTATTTATATGATAGTTTTTATCAAATTTAGAATGCCAATATAATCCATTAAATTCTATAGCTAATTTATAATCTGGTAAGTAAATATCTAGTTCATATGGTGGTATTATATTTCTAGAATTTTTTATTAAATTTTCTGATTTTAAAAAATCTATTATTTCTTTTTCATATTTACTTTTATGATTTTTATTTATTGGAATGTTGAAATATTTAAATTTATAATAAATTGTTTTTACATCTATACCTATTTCTTTTGATATTTCATTACATGATTTATTTAAAACAATATGATTATACTCAAGCCATTTTTTATTAAACAATAAATCTAATTTATTTTCTGGTATATCAACTCTTCTTTTTAATATATTTTTTCTTATTTCTATATTTTTAGAAGCAACTTCATGACCATATCTAATTAAATTAGTTTGTTTTAATTTGTTTTTTATGTGATTTACATGCATATAATTATCTTTTCCATATTTTTTAATACAATTATCTCTCATTTTTTGTTTAAATAATTTTGTTTTTGAAAAACTATTTTGTTTATATTTTTTAATAATAGTGTTTATAGATTTTTGTCTTATTTTATCATTTAATTGAGGATGATTTTTTCCATATTTTTCATTACATGTTTTAATTACTTTTTGTTTAACATCAAAATCATTAGATGCACATCTTGTAGAACAAAATCTATGATATCCTAAGTAAAAATTAATATAATTAACTTTATTATTGCAATTAATATTTTTACATGTCGTTTTTGATTTTATATTATTTAAAATACAATATAATCTTTCTGACATTGAAGAATTATTATCTAAAAATGATGTTTTATTATAAATAATATCAAAATAATTTTTATTACTTAAAACATATTCTTTTCTTAATCTAATTTTATTTAATTTATTATTTATAAATAAATTATTTAATATCCATTTTTTAATCATATTGTTAATATATAATAGTATGAAATTTAAAAAATATATAATAACTAAATCTAAAAAAAGAAAAAAAAGAAAATATTATCCATATTGTTTTTGTAGAAATTATTATTCAAAATATAAATCTAATGATTTAAAAAGTTTTAGCTATGGATCAGGAGATGCATATTTCCCAACTATTTCTGGGTCTATTTCTGATTCTAGTTCATTAGAATAATATTATAATTTTAAACAAATAATTTTAAAATTATTTAAAATATTTATATATATTATTAAATGTTATATTAATATAATAAGAGGTAATTTATGAAAAAAAAGATGAATTCATTTATTAGATGGAAAATAAGTAATTTATTAATTAATGAATCAGAATTTTATTTTCCAGAATCATTTATAGGTATAAAAAGCGAAAATGAAAATTCAATATTTGCAGAAATACCTGGAAGAAAAATTTATAAAGTTATTGATAATAATGAAGAATCTGGAATTATTACAATAGAAGATAATGATGGCGCTAAATTTAAACTAAATCAAGAAGATCTTACAAGAGCATTAGAAGAATCTGCTAGAGCAAATGGATGGCAAACAATACAATATCCTGTTGGTTATTTGTTTACAACATCTGGAACTGATCTTGCTAAATTATCTATTTATGATGGAAGATTAAAATCATTTTTGAAAGACAATAAAGATAATAAAAAAGATAAAAAAGAAAAAAATAATAAAAAAAAACAATAAACAAAAATGATATTAAAGAATCTTTTATATTAGAAGAAAACAAACAATTTAATAATAATTTAATTAAAGTCCTTCAAAGGATACAAAATCATTTATATAAAATTGATAATTCTAACCTTACTGGAAAAGAAAATATTATTGAAGCATTAAAAAAAATAGGTTATGATATAAAATTTGATGTTTGCAAAAAAAATGGAAAAAATCAAACTTTAATAAAATTAATACCTTCAATTGGATCTAAAAATACTGGTTCATTGGAATTTGATATAAAAGACAAAAATACTCCTCATAAGATTATAAATTTTTTACAAAATAATTTAGTAAAATAAATTTATTTATATAAATTTTCTATAATATAATATATAAATTTAATTTATATAAGGAGGATAATGTGAAAAAATTAATTATTTTTCTTGCTTTATCAATAACTTTTAGTTCATGTGCTACGAGTAAAAAAGCTATTGAAATAAGAACAAAACTCGCAACAGATACTAAAACCCAATTAATTGAAGCATCAAAAGAAGTTTCTAATTTAATAAATTATATTGTTACTGAAAAAACAGAAAAAGCATGTATTCAATTAAAACAAAAATATGACAAGGTATTGTCTGATATTCAGGAACAATATATTGGAGATCAGAAAGAAATATCTGAAAAATCAGCTTTGGCTGGACAAAATTATATAATTGGTATTCAAAAAATAAAAGAAGATAGTGAAACGGAAATTTCTAGATTAATTGTTATATCACAAAAAATAGATGCTGGTGCTAGAGCAGTAGAAGTTATAAATAGTATGGCTACAGAAGAAGCATCAGTAAAAGATCAATTGTTAAAAGATTTTTTTGCTTCTGGAATACCTGAAGAAATAGAAAAATCATTGACGGATGTAATTAGCAAATATTATCAGAATTCTAAATAAAAGGAGATTTAAATGGACAAAGAAAAAAAATTTATTGATGCTATATTAGATGGATTAAAACCCGGAGAATCTCAAGAAGATTATTCAAAAAGAATAGAAATTTTAGCTAAAAATATTATAAAAAATGAAGAAATTGATAGTTCCATAGATGATCTTAAAAAAGGAATAGATGTATCTATTCCCGTAACGGTTTCTAAACCAACAGTTGATGATTCTAGAATAGATTCCGATATAATTGCTCATAAAAAAGAAATAGAAAAAGTAAAAGCTGCTAATAGGGCAATTATTTCTGGAATAGCTACGTTAGTTGTAACGGCCGGAGCCGCTGCTGCTGGTGGAACACCATCTATTCCAGCATTAATACCAGTAATAACAGGTCTTGTAAAATTAATAAAAAATATTAATTCTGATGTTAATGACGAAGAAGGACAAAAAGCTTGGAAAGACAATCTTTCTGATATATCTAAAAGTATAAAAGAAGCTTTTTCTTCAAATAAACAAAAAGAATCTAAAGAATCTAATGATTCTTGTGAAGATGGAAGTTGTAATGATAAAAAAGATTGTTATGTTGGATCCAGTAATAGTACAACAAATTGTAATAATAATGATTCAAATTCTACTTCTTGCAAGAAATGTCCTAATAGTTAATAAATTAAAAGGCATAATAAAAAAAATATAATTTATTATGCCTTTTTTATTTTTTTATATAATATTTTTTATAATATTATATGTTTTTTCATTTAACTCGTCATTTTCTTTTACATTTAATTCTAAAAGTATTTTCTCTCTATTCATTCTTGTTATTTTATTATAAATCTTTAAAAACTCATCCCTGTCTTTTTCATAATACATCGAATATTTTTCACAACTATTATAAAGTATTTTTCTTAATTGATTAATTTTACAATCTTTATATTTCATATAATTTATATATAAAATATTTTTTTTAAATATTTAATTTTAGATAATATATATATTTATATAAAATTAACTGTAAGGAGTTAAACATGAGTGTTTTTAAAAATATTTCTAGTGGAATATTATATGTTCAAGGGTTTTTGAGAGAAGGCGATGGAACGTTAGGAGCTGGAGCTATAAAATATATTAATCCAAGTGAAACATTTACAGGATCTAACTATTACAAACGTTTTACTTATCAAGGATTAATAGATTCTGGAGTAGAAGAATCTAGAGCCGCTGATGAAGCGATATTAGAGTTAATTACAGATGATGGATTACCGTTTTCTGAAAATTTTACTAATATACCAAATTATCCAAAAGTTTATCATGAACTTATTGGAGCTGGAGACAGTGTAAAGCTTGATTTTTTTAAAGATCTTAATGGACCAGCATTATTTATGACAATAGAATCTGATCAGGATGTATATGTTTATTTAAATGGATCTGATTCTGCAAGAATAGATTTAGATTCTAGTACTTCATTGACATTTTCTAATGGCGAATTGTTATTAAATAATATTATTATATCAAATACTATTTCTGGATCTTCTAGTGCTGCTAGTGTTCAAGTAATAGTTGCCGGATTATTATAATTATAAAAATCTGATAATTTTTTTTAATACCTCCTATGATATTTAGGAGGTATTTTTATTTACAATATGTTATATAAAAATGATTCTAAAAAATATTCATTAAAAACATTACTTAATAAAAGAAATAAAATAGCAATTATAAGAAGACACGGTGGACTTGGAGATATTGTAAATCAAATGTGCTTATTTAAAACAATAAAAACATTATATCCAGAATTACATATTACTTATTATATACCTAAAAATTATTTTGAACTTGTAGATAGTAATCCATATATTGACGAAATATTAGATGTAAATGAAATGGATTTAAATAAATATGGTTATGTTTGTGATATATCTTATGATTGTGGAAAATATGAATCTTCAAAAATGCCATTTGTAGATAAGCATAGAAGCGATATATGGGCTGAATTATCATTAGGTATAAAATTAATAGATCATGATTTTTGTATAAAGCCAGACATTAATACAGTTGAGTTAATGAAAAAACAAATGATAGATAAGTTTAAATATACTGCTAATCCTAAAATAGCAATATGTCCAAAATCTGCTTCTGTTTCTAAAGATATACCAGATGATATTCTTGCAAAACTTATTAATTTAATGAAAAGTAAAGGCTACAATCCATGTGTTTTAGATTCTAGTTTAAGATCAAAAAATATAAATTCATTAACTATATATGGTCTATCTATTAAAGAATTTATTAGTATGATAAGTTTGTTTGACTATGTTATATCAGTGGACACAGGGACGTTTCATTTATCTGCAGCATTAGAAATACCAACGGTTGGAGTTTTTCCATGGACTGATTCGGAAATATTAGGAAAATATCACAAAAAATCAATATTAGTTCAGGAAATGCATAGAAATAAATCAAGTGATTTTGAGAAGTGCCCTTGTTGGAATTGGCCTACGTGTTTTTATAAAGAAAAAAACAAGCAATTTCCACTACCATGTATGAATAAAAACAATGAAAATGTTATATTTAATGCATTTAAAAATTTAATACAAAAATATGAAAGTAAATAGAAAACTTATAAAATACAAACAATCTCAAGATTATAATTATAATCTTGTAAAAAAAGATAATTATAGTTTTAGTATAATTATACCAACATCTTCTAGTAGATTTAGTCAATTATATGATTGTTTACATTATTTAAATTGTGTTTCTGGAATACAAAAATGTGAAATAATAATAGTAATATATGAAAATGATTATTATGAATTTAATAATGATTTTGATAATATAAAATTAAACATATTTAGATCTAAAAGAAATAATAATGAAAATAAATTTTGTTTATCTCATGCTAGAAATATAGGGTTAATAAGAGCAAAATATGATTGGGTTTTGTTATTAGATTGCGATATATTTGTAAATAAAAATTTATATAATATATTATATCCCTGTATGTTTAAAGGAGATAATATAATATACATAACTAATCGTATTAATATTAAATCAAATAAAAATAGAAGTGATATAGATATTATAAAAAATGATGTTGTTAGTATAAATGAAGATTTTACAGGATTTTTTCAATTTTATAATAGAATAACTTTAATAAATAGAATTGGTGGATATGATGAGAGATATCTGATGTGGGGAAGAGAAGATTGTGATTTTATTATGAGAGCTGGAATGGCTGGTATTAAAATAAAAAAAATAATATGTCCAGTTTATCATATTTTACATGAATATGAAAAGGAATGGAAAGATGATAAATGTGATGATATTAATTATAAATTACAATATCAAAATTTAGAAGAAAGAAATATTAAAATGACAAATATTGGTAATATAATAGACTTATGAGAATAAATAGAAAACTTATAAAATATAAAAAAACAAACAATGTTTCTAATCCAAAAGAATTATACATAACATGTGAATTTAGAGATAGATTTGGAAATAATATGTTTCAAATTGCAAATGTTTGTATGTTATCTAAAAAATATAAAACAAAATTAGTATTTAATACGTGGAAATATAGTGATTTATTTGAATGGGATATTTTATTTGATAGTAATTTATTTAATTCAATAAAATGGAATCATTATTTAGAAAAATCATTTAGATATAATAATATAGTTTATAATGGTGGAAATGTTAAATTTCATGGATATTATCAATCTTATAAATATTTAGATGAAATTTTTATAAAGAGTATTTTTAAAATAAAAGATAACATAATACAAAATATATTAGATAAATATAATTATATCTTTTCTAGAAAAACGACATCTATTCATGTTAGAAGAACGGATTATCTATATGATAATGATCATCCATTTATAGGAAATGAATATTATAATGAAGCTATGCAAAAAATGAATAGTATAACTGATCTTTATGTAGTTTTTAGTGACGATATAGAGTGGTGTAAACATAATATAACATCAAGAGAAAAAGAAATGTTGTATATAGAAAATAATCCAGATTATATAGATTTATTTTTAATGTCGATGTGTGATAATAATATTATTGCAAATTCTTCTTTTTCATGGTGGGGAGCTTATCTAAACAGAAATCCTTATAAAATTGTAATTACTCCTAATCCTAAAGAATGGTTTACTCCAAAAAGTCCTTCATATGATAAAACATTTGATTTATGTCCTGAAAATTGGATGATTATGGATAATACATAATATGATAGAATATATAAATGTACCAAAAATATTTAACAATATTCCTCAATGGAATAATCCTCCTTATCATAGAGGTCCTCATTTAGAAAAATATTTTGATAAATTTGTACAGAAACATTTAAAAGAAATTGATAAAAACATATCATATTTGCCTTTATATTGGACTGATTATTATGTTCCAAATAGTTTTGGAAAAGATAAAATAAAAATAAAAGATTTACAAAAATATTTAGATTATTTACCAAGAGATAAAAAGTATTTTACTGTAATTAGAAATGCCGATGGAGTTATGAATGATATTTCTTTTTTAGATATTATAGTATTTGGAGCTGGAGGTTTTGATAAAGGAGGTGTTGCTCATATTCCAATTCCCTTGTTATGTGATCCTATGCCAACAAACCACATAGATAAAAATATGAAAAAAGATATATTTGTTGGTTTTGTTGGAAGCGATACTCATAAAATGAGAAGAGAAATATTTAATAAATTTAAAAATATAAATAATTATTTTATTGTAGAAACCGGATGTAATAATTTCATGAATATAAAAGAATATTCGGAAATACTTTTTAGAAGTGTGTTTTTACTATGTCCAAGAGGATACGGCCAAACTTCGTTTAGATTATATGAATCTATGCAGGTAGGTTCTATTCCAGTGTATATTTATGATAATCCATGGATTCCATTTATAGATGAAGTTAAATGGGAAGATTTTTGTGTTTTTGTTCATGAAGATCAAATAGATGATATACCAAATATTTTAAAATCATTTTCTAGTGAAAAAATAGAACAAATGTCAAAAAGTTTAAGAGAAAATTATATAAAATATTTTACAATGGAACAAACTTGTAAAATGATATTAAATATTATTAATAAAATTTTATAAAATTGGAGAAATAAATTGGAAAAATATGATATATTTATTACTTGTTCAATGAAAGATTATATAAAAATAGACTTATGTTTAGAATATTTACATAAGCACATTAAAAATTTCGATAAAATATATTTAGTTACACCAAATCTTATAAATAAAAGTCAATTAGAAAAATATAATATAGAATATTTTAACGACAAAGATGTTTTGAATATTAATCCAATGAGATGGAAATATAGACCTAACTGGATATATCAACAATTCATAAAGTTATTTCAAAATATTACTAAAAATGATTATTATTTTACAATAGATGCTGATGTCATTGTTAATAAAGATATAAATATGTTTAATGATAATGGAAAACCAATTTGGTATTATGGAAAAGATCAAAATCATGCTCCTTATTTTAATTTTCAAGAAAAAATGTTAGGATTTGGAAGAATAGCAAATCATACTTTTATTAATGATACTAATTTTTTTAATAAAAATATTATAAAAGATATGTTAAATAGATATAAATTTACAGTACAAACATTTATAGAAAAATCATATGATATTATAGACAATAGTTGTTATCTAGGAGAACCAGAATTATATGGAAATTATGTTTTAAAATATTATCCTGATATGTATGATATAATACAATTAAAAACAACTAATATGGGAAAAAGTCAAAAAAATCCATTTGAAACGGTATATTCTATAAATGAAATAAATAAATTTATAAATAAAAATAAAGAATATGATATAATAGTGGTTCATTCTTGGTATAATGGATCATATAATTGTTGGGAATAAATATGATTAATTTTGTTTTAATCCATATAGGAAATGATTTTCCAAAACATATTTACGACTGTATTTCTCAAATAGAAATATTTAATAGAAATAGTAATATATTTTTATTAATGAATAATTTTAATCTTAAAATATTTGATTGTAATATTAAAAATTTAATAAAAATTAATATAGATGATATTTCAAATTTAGATAGAATCGAAAAATTTAATTCTATATCATATTTGTCTCAGTTTGGAAATAATAATTTTTGGCATATTACATGCCAAAGATTATTTTATATAGAAGAGTTTATGAGGTTAAATAATATTGAAAATGTTATTCATATAGAAAATGATGTATTAATTTATGAAGATTTTTCTAGAATATCAAATATATTTAAAATATTTTTTAATGATAAAATAGCTTTAAATCCTCTTGGTCCTAAATATGATACTGCAGCTTGTATTTATATATATAAATATGATATAATAAAAGAAATAAATGATTTATTAATACATTATCTTAGTTTAGACATAAAAAAATTACAAAAAATGACAGAAGAAAATTTAATTAATGAAATGGTATTATTAAAATTTATATCAAAGAAAAATACTGGAATTATAGATTATATGCCGTTAGAACCTATTGGTGAATTTTCAAGATATTTAGATTCATTTAATTCATTATTTGATAGCGCATCTTGGGGACAATTTGTTGGTGGAACTCCTCATGGTCATTTGCCAGGATGTTCATTTGATCATCATTGGATTGGTTCCAGTTTAAAAAATAATATATATAATGTTATATTTGATAATGATAAATATGGTAGAAAAGTTCCATATGTTGTTTTTAATCATAAAAAATATAAATTAAATAATTTGCATATACATTGTAAAAAATTAAAAGATTTTATGTAAGAGATTAAAAGTGGATCCTTATGGTTCTCATATTAAAATATTAGAATTTGTTGTAGATAAATTTAATATAAAAACGGTTTTGGAAACAGGACTTGGAAAATTTAGTACAAGTTTATTTATAAATAAATGTGATGAAGTAATAAGTTTAGAAATGCAAGATTCTAAATGGTATGATATTATATCTAATAAATTTAATGGTAGTATTAATTTTCATCCAAATTTATTATTAGGCCCATTTTCTGCATGTAAGTTTATAAAAAATATTGATAAAAAATTTGATTTAATATTTGTTGATGGACATTGGGAATCAAGGTGGATGCAAATAAACGTATCATTTTCAAAAACAGATTTAATAATTGCTCATGACTCTGAAGTAAAATCATATAATTGGCATAAAGTAATCTTTCCAGATAATTTTGTTTGGATAGATGTTATGAATTATATACCATGGACGGCTGTTATATGTAAAAAAGATTCAATTTACTATGATGAAATATTAAAAAACTTTAATACGAAATTAAAAAAAAGATTTAATTTAATAAAAATAGAAAAAAAATTCAATTTACTGTAAATAATAAAAAAATGTTTTTTATTAAAAAATAAAAGGAAAATAATAATAAACTTAATGGATTTAGAAAAAGAATATATACATGGAGATAAATTTAGAAATATTGCTCATTTTATATTTGATGAAAATAAAATTATTCCTTCAAACGAAATTTTAAAAAAAAATTCGATAATATTTTGTCATACTCATTTTGTAAAATATATATTTTCTTTAATTTCTAATAGTACATTTAAATATATTATTATAACTCATAATTCTGATTTTAATATTACAGAAGATTTATATAACAAAAAACCAAAAAATGTTATAAAATGGTTTTCTCAAAATGTTTGTATAGAAAAAAAAGATTTAATACCTATTCCAATAGGATTAGAAAGATTCTTTATACATGGAAAAGGAGGAAGTGGTGATATAAAATTAATAGAAGAAGAATCTAAAAAAGATAGAAATTTTATTAATCTAGTATATCTTAATATAACAATTGGAACAAATAAAAAAGAAAGAGAATTTGTATATAATAAATTTAAACAATATGATTGGGTAACTACCGAAAACAATAGAATACAATTTGATTTTTTTGCAAAAAAAGTAAGAAATCACAAATTTGTTATATCTCCACCAGGAAATGGAATAGATTGTCATAGAACATGGGAAACATTATATTTAGGATCTATTCCAATAGTTAAAAAAAGCCCTATGACTGAATATTTTTTGGATCTTCCAATATTAATAACAGATTCTTGGAATGAAATAAACGAAGAATATTTAAAAGAAAAATATAATGATATTACAAATAAATATTATAATTACAATAAAATAAAAATGTCATATTGGGAAAATGAAATAAAAAAATCATTTATAGAAATTGATATATGAGAATATTATTATTTAATTATAGTGATAGTATAAATTATAATGAACGAAAAAATATGAAATGGTCTAAATTAGATGAATTTACATTTTTTTTATATAAATATTTTTTAAATAGAAATGATATTGTTTTATATGATAATAACTTAATTCTAAAAAATAAAAAAAAATGTGAATTATCAAGAAAATATTTCAAAGAAGATTATTTATTAAATCAATTAAAAGTTGTAATAAGTAAAAAAGCCAATAAAAATTATTCAAAAATGAATGAAAATGATATTATTAATCTTTATAATAAATTTAAAGATTATTTACAAGAACAATTTAATATTATATTAAATAATACTCCAATTGATTTAATGATATGTAGAGGAAACTATGAATTAGATAATGTTTTATGTGAAATAATTAAAAATGAACTTAAAATTCCTTATATGTCTTATGAAAATTCATTTATAATTGATCATCTTTATTTTGATTCTTTCGGCCCAATATGTAATATAATGAAAGAAATGAAATATAAATGGAATATCATTGATAAAAATAATATAAAAATTAATGATAATGTAAGTAAATTTTTTAATTCATGTTTTTATGACAGGGGACAAGTGTCTCAGCCAGAAGAAGAAAATGATAAAATATTAAAAGAAAAAATCTTAAGTAAAAATAAAAACTTTAATTTTAATAAACAAACAATATTAATAGTTGGACAAGTTGATATTGATTCTGTTGTTATTTTAGAAGATACTTTTAATAATATTGAAAGTTTTATTAAATACGCTATTGATTCAATAGATAAGGATAAATATAATATAATAATTAGGTTTCATCCAAGAGATGTAATTGTATATAATTATTTTTATAATGATGATTATTATAAAAATAATTTTTGTATGTTTATAGAATATGAAGTAAATACTTATAATTTAATTAAATTTTCTGATATTATTATAGTTTTAAATTCTCAATTAGGATTAGAAGCCGCTTTAATGGGAAAACCAGTTGTTGTATGTGGAAATCCTTTTTATAATATATCAGATGGAATATATATTGATAATAATCTTAATTTATCTGAAGTAATACTTTCTGCATGTAATAAAGAAAAATTAAATGAAAAAGTATATAATATTAAAAAGTTTTTTTCATTTTTATATAATGACTATATGGTAACATGTGAAAATACAGAAGAAAATTTAAAAAAGATAAATCAAAAAATAAAAATGTCAATTGATTCAATTCATCAATTAAGTATTAATTAGTTTTTTATTTAATTATCGTATGATCTACCTCATAAATATTTATCAATAAATTTTTCAAAATTATTTTTTAATAATTTCCAAATTCTGATTCTAAAAATATCACTTATATTATATTTCCTTTTATAGATTCCATTATTATATTTTTACATTTATCTTTATCATTATTCCATTCGTTTTCTGATATATGTATTAATTTAATTCCTTTTTTATTACACAAATTTGTTTTTAATTTATGTCTATATTCTAATCCTTTATGCCAATAACTTCCATTAAACTCTATAGACAACTTATAATCCGGCAAATATATATCTAATTCATAAGGTGGTATAATATTTCTTACATTTGTTAATATATTAGGTAAATTAATAAAATCAACTATTTCTTGCTCGTATGAAGAACGTTGAAATCTAATAATTTTAATATTAAATTTGTGTAAATAATTTAAGACAGTTCTTTGAGAAACATTTAATTCTTTTGCTATTTTATTACAATTTTTTTTTAAATTACAATGTTGGTTTTTTAACCAATCTTTGTTGTTTAAATTGATTAATGATTCATCAGAAATATGAACCTGTGAATAATACTTTCCATTATATTTTTTTAATATAGAGTTAATTCCAGATTTATAACATTTTGGAATTACACAATAATATTTTTCTCCATATTTATTTAAACAAGTATTTTCAGCTTTTAATCTAATATCGTTAATTTTATTATGTATTTTATTATATATTTTTCTCTTAACTTCCTCTAGCTGAAACACTGATTTTACTCCATATTTTTTAATATTATTGTTTTCTATTTTTTTAATTATTTCTTTTGATTTACATGGATTATCTACTCCATATTTATTAATACATGTATTTATAACCCTATCTCTTCTTTCTTGTGTTTTACTATAATGTACTACTCCATATCTTAATAAATTAGTATTAATTATTTTATTCTTTATTTCTTCATCTCTAACTCCACATGTAGAACAACAATATTTTTTATAACCAATAGAAAAACAAACAAAATTAACAGATTTATTGCAATTTTTATTATTACAAATCATTGGACTATTAATATTATTTAATATACAATAAACTCTTTCTGATAATTTACATGTATTTTCTAAAAATTTAGTATAATAAATAATATTATTGTATATGTTTATATTATTTTTTTCTAAATAATCTTTTCTACATTTTCTTGAAATAATATTATTATTTTTTAATAAATTATTAATTATCCAATTTTTTAATTCATTTAGTTCCATAAACATATATTAACACATATATAAAAATTTATTTATATTTTTTAAATTTTATTTATAAATATAATTATGATAGATCAAACTTGTAATATATTAAAAGATTATTTGCCTAATCAATCTTTAAATGATAATATACTTCCAGAAAGTGAGTCGCCTGGAAGAACTTATAATTGCCAAACAGGTCCAAGATTCAAAAGAGAAAGAATAAGGTCCGAAATAGCCGATTACGTTTTATTAATGTTAGGAGCTCCCAGTATTGAAATTGAATTAGATAAACAACAATTATCTTTGGCTGTAAACGAATCATTAAAAATATTTGAAGAATGGGCTCCAGATCATTATTTTCAATATTATAGTTTTGTTGCATCTGCTGGACAATCTGTTTATAAAATGCCTTGTGATGTTGGAATGATTAGAGATGTAACTTATGCCGCAGCATTATGTGATGGAGCTAGTGAACTTGGAGGATCAATGCCACTAGGATGGATTGGAGACACAGGATATGGTGCCGGAGGATTAGCTTGGGGAGCTTGGGGGTATAACCGTTGGCAGCCTTACTGGGGTTACGCGGGCGAATGGGTGTTATTCAAGCAATATGAGGAAATGTTTGAAAGGCTTTCTAGTAGAAATGGTGGGTGGGAATATTTTGAAGATTTGCATTCTATTAAAATTTATCCAACTCCATCTGCCGGTGGTGGTATAGTAACAGTGCATTATTTACAAAACAAGAAAGATTGGGCAGAAGTTCATCAATTTATGAACGAGTATTCTTTGGCTTTAAGTAAAATAATGTTAGGAAGGATAAGAAGTAAATATTCTTCTATTTTATCAGCAGGTGAAGGAGTTCAGCTTGATGGGGATAGATTGTTAGAAGAAGGTAAAACTGAAAAATTACAATTAGAAAAAGATTTAATATATAAATGGAATGCTCCACAGCTTCCATTTATTATGGGTTAATTAAATCTACAATACTATTATTATTTTGTTGATTAGATTTTTTTATTTTCCATTTCGTATTATCCCATTCACATATTACTGATTCGTTGTTTTTATATTTATAATCTTTTATTAATAAAGTTCTGTTTTTATCTCTATCTTCTATTACGACAGCATATTTTTTATATTTTACTTGTCCTATTTCGTTAATTATACATACTGTTGATCCTGCTGATTCTAGAATTATATCATTATTTATTTTTAATTCTTCTTGTTGCTCTTGGTTTATTTTTTCTATTGTTTCATTTAATTTTTGGTTTGTTAATTCTTCTAAGTATTTATCTTCTTCAAAATATTTGTTTTTTTCTTGTTTATTTAATACTGGTTCTATATAGGTTTGTTTTTCTTTATATATATTTTCTATTTTAGGTATGTTTATATTTATTATTTCTTCTTTTTTAGTTATTTCTTTTGTGTTATATAATATTTTGTTTTTTCCATAATTATCAAAATTTATATATTTTATATCTTCATTTTTCCAATATTTCCCTTGATTTTTTAATATTATATTAGGTCCTTGTAATTCATATATTTTACCAGAATTTGTTTTTATCATAATATATAAATAAGATTTTTTAATTAATAAATATATATAATATTATGATTAGTTTTATAGAATATTATAGTGGTAGGGATTATAATTTTGCTCGTTGGTATTTGCTTAAAACTTTAGTTGTTTCTGTTGATTCTCCAAATAAAAATGTCAATCATATTTTTTTAGGAGAATATTTTAAGGCAGAAAAATTTTTAAATAATATGTTTAGAATAATTTCTGGTGGAAATACTAATTTAAAAGAAGGAGATATAATAAGAATAAAAAATCCTGATAATCATTTTTATACATTTATTAATAAAGATGATGTTATTAAAACTAGAGAAGAAATTTTTAAATAAAAATATGGAATAATAAAAAATGGGTGAATTTTCAGAATATATTAATTTGTTAAATAATAGTAAAATTATTGATAATATCAAAAATGATTCTAATAATTATATAAAAAATTATTTAAATAAATATTTAATTAGTAAAAATTTTTTTGATAAAAAAATTAAATTTAATGAAAATAATTTAGAAATAAATAATAGCAAAAATAATAATATTAATATTTCATGTATTACAAAAAGATCATTGTCTAATATAATATTAGAAGTTTATTTTAATAATGAAAATATTTTTAGTTATAAAATTAATCCAAAGTTTTATAAATCTAATTATATAAATAATTATATGAAACCTTTAGAATCAATAATAAAAGAAAGAATTAAAAATATTGTTGAAAAATAAAAAAGTGTACCTTGTAAAAGGTACACTTTTTTATTCGTAGTATTTAATTAAATTATTCTTTTTCTTCTATTGTTTCATTTTCATCTTTTATGTCTATTTTTTTTACATTGTTTTGTTCATTTTTTTCTGGAGTTTTTGATGGTAATTTAATAGTTAAAATACCATATTTTGTTGATGCTTCTATCTCTTCTTCTTTGATTTCGTCTTGAAATTCCCAAGATCTTATAAAAGAAGAATGCCTAAGTTCTTTTAATATATATTTGTCACTTGATTCTTCTTTGTTTTCTTTTTTGTCATATTTAATAGTTAATATGTTTTTATCAAATGTTATCTCTATATCGTCTTTTTTAAGACCTGGAATTGCAATGTTAAATACAAATCCATCATCATTAACTTTAATATCTGTTTTAGGATATTTTGCTGAGTTTTTAAATACATCAGATATAATATTTTTGTTAGAAAAAAAACGATTACGAAGTTGATCCATTGCTGCTTCAAAACAACCATCATTAAATTCGAAAACATTAGTAACATCACATTTTGGGAAACGATGATTAGATTTTTTTTGAAACGAATATAACCAAGACATAATAATACTCCTTGTTTTTATATTACAGTGCTAAAAGTCACTGTTGAAAAGACTGCATAAAAAGTCAATCTTTTCATAAATACACAATATATATTATAGAAAAAAAACAAAAAATTTTTAATCTTTTTGATGTCTTCTTAGTGAAAAAAGTTTACTAGCTATTAATGATCTTTGATTTTCTGGCATTTTATTTATAAATAATATTCCGTTTAAATGATCCATTTCATGTTGTATTATTTTTGATAACATATTAGAAAATGTTTTTTGAACTTTATTTGTATGTTCATCAAAATATTCTATTGTTATTTCTTTTTGTCTATATATTACTCCACCAACTGTTGGTATTGAAATACATCCTTCTGTTGACAATACATCTTCTATTGATGTATTTATTATTTTAGGATTTATAAATACATTTAAGTTTTTATATATATTTTTTTTATTTCCTTTCCATATATGATCTGTTACAAAAATATTTTTTAATATACCTATTTGAGGAGCAGCCATTCCAACAGCTTTATATTTATAAATACTTACAATTAAAGAAGCCGCTATTTCTTTCCAATTATCTTTTTCAAAATCTATATCTTCACATTTTTTTAATAAAAAATTATCTGGATAAATTTTTATGTCTATTTCCATATATTTTCCTTATATTAATGTTTTTATAGTATTAACAAGGCTATTATAAAATATATCTATCTCTTCTTCTGTGTTATATATTGCAAGAGACACTCTTGCTACAGAATCTAGTCCATATACATTTAATAAAGGTTGAGCGCAATGTTGTCCGGATCTTATAGAAACACCATACGTGTCTAATAATAACGATATATCATAAGATGAAATATCATTTATATAAAAAGATATAATAGGATTTTTATTTAATGATTTTCCTATAAAATTTATTTTACTAATATTTGATATTTTTTCCATACAATATTTTAATAAATTATTTTCGTATAATTTTATTTCATCAAAATTTAAATTTTTTATATAATCAATCGCTTCAGATAATCCTATTGCTCCAACTATATTAGGAGTTCCGGCTTCAAATTTATATGGTAATATATCAAACTCTGATTTTTCAAAACTTACATACTTAACCATATCTCCACCAAATTGATATGGATCAAGGTCTTCTAATATTTTTTCTTTTCCATATAATACACCTATTCCTGTTGGTCCATACATTTTATGACCAGAAAAAATATAAAAGTCACAATCTATGTCAATTACATCTATTTTCATATGGGCTATAGCTTGACAACCATCAATTATTATTATAATTTTATCATTATAGTTTCTAATTACTTTTATTATTTCTTTTATAGGATTTATAGTACCTAAAACATTTGAAACATGAACTAATGATACTATTTTTGTTTTTTCATTTAATATTGATTTTAGAGTAGATAATATTATATCGCCATTATTGTTAAAAGGAATTGTTTTTAATATAGATTTTTTGTATTTACATACCTGTTGCCAAGGAAGAATATTTGAATGATGTTCCATTTGAGATATTAATATTTCATCATTTTCTTTTATTTTTTTTGATAAACATGTTGATAATAAATTAATTCCTTCTGTTGTTCCTTTTGTAAATATTATTTCGTTTTTATTATTTGCATTTATAAATTTTCTTATATTTTCTCTAGCGTTTTCATATTTATTTGTCGCTATAGATCCTAATGTATGAGAACTTCTATGTACGTTTGCCATATATTTTCTATAAAATTCAGACATAGATTCTATAACTATATTTGGTTTTTGAGTGGTTGCGGCATTATCAAAATATATTAATTTTTGACCATTTATATTTTGATTTAAACATGGAAAGTCTTTATATATATTCATATCTATTATATATTATAGATAGTTTTAATTATTTCTAATGTTTCCAAATAATATTCTTTCGGAAATTCTTCTAATATTTCATTTGATAATTCTAATATATTTTTATCATTTATATTTTTTATATCATGATTAAATAAGAAATCTTTAGAATTTGAATTATACCTTAGCTCTTTATTACAACTATTTGATAATCCATAATAAAAATATTTTCCTTTATTATTAGAATTTATAATATTTTTTTCATATATTTTAGAATTTTCATTTTGTATACTAATATTTTTTTGATAAACAATATTATTATCATTTAAAAAATTATAATTATTATTTATAATTGATTCTTGGAATTCTTTATTTAATACTAAACTTTGATTTCTTATATAACACTCTTTATTATTTAATTTTATATAATTATTTCTAATATTTTTTAATGATCCTATATCTACTTGAATGTAATTTAACTTTACATTATCTCCAATAATATTAAAAACTTTATCTTCCACGTTTATAATCCCATCTTTTTTTCCAAAATATAAATTTTGTATTGAATAATAATTTAATTTTGTATTAGATTTCATGTTAAATTCTACAACATATGAATGAAAATTATTATCGTTTTTTATTGGTGAGGTGCATCCATCTAATATATTTAATTCTGAATTTTCTTCTAATACTATTAAAGTTTTTTCTATTGATTTTCTATTTTCAGAATCTATAAATGGACTTATAGATATTAAATTATTATTTTTACAATCTTTAGGAGCATATATAAATACTCCATCTTGAAACCCTAAATTATTTAAGTTATTTATTTCAGATAAAGATAAATATTCTTCTAATATTTTTTCATATGTTTCTATTGCACGATAAATAGGCAATACTATAATTGGATAATAATTTATTAAATTTTTTTTATTTTTAACTATACTTAAATCATTTAGAAATAATTCTTTTTTAAAAATAATATCATTTGTATTATTTTCCGAAATTAATTTATTATAAGATTTTATTCTTAAATATATAAGCCAATCCGGTTCATTTCTTTTTTTACATATTTGTTTTATTTGACTTTTCATTTTTTGATTTTGACCAAAATTTTTTATTATTTTTATTTTCTGATTCTATTTCTTTTTTTTCTATATTAGTTTTATTTAACTTATCATTTTTTGACCAAAAATTTTCAGCATTTTTCATTGCTGATTCTATTACTTCTTTTCCAAATTTATCTTTTGAATGAATTTCCCATTTTAATGGATCTATTTTTTTATGATAAGCTAAAAACTCTATCCATTTTGCAACCCAAAATCCATTTTGTTGATGTCCTCCTAAATCATAATCAAATGATATTTCAGTTATTTTGTTGTTTTTTATTATGTCTATGGCTTCCATTGAAGTTCTAGCATGAAAATCATAATTGTCTGGCATTGAAATGGAATCATCAATCCAAAGTTTCATTTTTTTCTGACCTTCCTAATATTTCAATAATATAATCTAATTCTTGGTTTGTAAGATCTAAAATATGTTTTCCTATTAGAGACATATCGACTCTTGCCATTTCTTTATAATCATCAGAAGATATTATTTTTAATCCAACTGGACCTAAAGCACAATATATCCATCCAATCCATCTACTTGCTTTTAATGTATCTTTCATTTTTTGTATTTCAAAAATCATCCATAAAACATGTTCTAATATTTCTTTTGGTTTAGATGGATTTTTATGATCAAAAGGCTTAATATTAGGAAAATGTTCCAATATTATATTTTTGATCTTATTTGTAGAATAATCATACACTTATTTATGTTCATCCATTGGTATATTCAAAGAAGATAATGCTTCTTCTATATATTCAATTGATTCTGATAATTTATCTAAATCTTGTTTTATTTTATCGAATTCGTCTTTTCCACTATCTTTTTTTATAGTTATTATTGTTCCAGACACCAATATAGATAAAATTATTATTGAAAAACCGATAGATAAACCACACAAAAATATTCCTAATCCTATAGTCATATTAATACTCCCTTTATTTAATTATCATCTTTTAATATATATTTATTTATAATTTCTATTATTAATAAAAAAGGCCATGTTAATATAAAAAAAATAATTGAGAGAAAGTGATTTTTATAATTATTTTCTTTTAAAAAATAAATCAAGAAAACCAACATACCAACCTGTAGATATAACAACAACATGTTCATGAAAACTTTCCTTTCTATTATTTTAATTTTCTATTTTTAATCCAATATTTATATTCTTCATCACAAAGAGTAACTCGCCAACCATTTAAAGATCTTGTTTTTCCTGGTTTTCCTGTAATTTCACATATATCAAATGATTCTCTTTCTGCTTTTTTTATAATATTGTCGATTTGTTCTTTTTTTTCTTTTGGACATTCATCATAATATATTCTTAATCCACCAAATTTTTGTTTTATTTGTGTTATATTAATAGAATAAGGATATATTATATCTTTTATTTCTTGTAAAGTTTTTTTTACTAACTCATACCACCCACTATACATATAAATTTCAACGCATTTTTGAAGCATATCTGGAAATTCATTTATAATAATTTGTTCAATGTTTTCCATATAATTATAAACTCCTTAAAACATATCTATTTCATCTTCTAAGAACATGGGTTTATTTAAGTACCTGGGTTTATTAATATCATTATAATCAATAATTCTAGCTTTACTCAATTCTTCACTTATTGAATTTTTTTTGACGTATTCTAATGATTCTAAAATAGATTTTCTTCCTTCTTCTGAAGTCAAAAACTCTATTGTTTTTTTTGCCGCTTGTTCCACGGTTAATTTTTCAATATCTATTTTTCCCACAATTGGCTCCGGTATTTTATTATTTGTTTTTAAACATTATTAATTAATTTTAGTGATTTCTTACTTATGGTTTTATGAGCATTTTTTTAATCATTTTTTCATAAGGTGTTTTCTTTATGGTATTTTTAATACTAGTTTTTCTTTTTTTTATTTCTCTTGAAACCTGAACTCTTATTTGATAAGGATTTAAAGGAATCAATGTAGTAGATGGTCCGCTTTGTAATTTTCTAGTACGCCCAACTGGTTTCAAATAAAGTATACCATAATCTCTATTTTCAGGCCAATCTATCTTTAATGGAATATAAATAAATCCTTTATATTCTAAAAATTTACCAGCTGGCCAATGATCTAAATCTAAATTACTCATAAAATGAAATCTATTTGCTCTTATTCTTTTTTTTAACCATTTACTAAAATTAGTATATGGAGAAACAGATGATTCTGATATTTTTTCGAAATTTTCCATTATATAATATTTATAATTATTATATATATTTTTTTAATAATTATTTATAATGGAAATATAATTTTTTTATTTAATTCTTTCTTTTCATTTTTCTTCATTTTAATATTTAATTTTTTAATCTTTTTTTTTCTATCAATATCATCTCTATGTCTTTTTTCTGATGGAGATATATAATACTCTCGTTTTTTTAATTCTTTTTGTAAATTAGAACTTTCATATACCTGTTTGAATCTTTTTAACATAGATTCAATTGTTTCTTTTTCTCTAACTTTAATTCCTATCATATTTTTTTATACCTCTTTGTATTGTATACATTCTATTCCATTATTTTTTAATAATTCTTTTCCGCTTTTTCCACTATATTCTTCTAAATAAAATACTTTTTTAATTCCAGCATTTATTAAAACTTTAGCGCATTCATAACAAGGACATAAAGTTATGAATAATTCTGTTCCAAGAGTAGATAATCCATGCCTTGCGCAAAAACTTATAATAGCCATTTCACAATGAACTGTTCTTACACAAGATTCTCTTCCGTCTTTAATTTGTATTTCACAACCAACGTCTATACAGTGATCTGTTTTTGAAGGTGAACCACAATATCCGGTAGCTATTATTCTTCCATCTAAAACTAATACTCCGCCAACTTTTTTTCTATTACAAGTTGCTCTTTCTGAAAAAAGAATCGCGGTTTTCATGTAAATTTTTTCTAATGGCGTTCTCATAAACTTCTATTTTATAAAAATAATTTTTCAATCAATATATTGATTATTCTAATTCTGTAATAATCAATCTTATTTTTCCGTAATCATCATGTATAATTGATGAAATATAATCAAAATTTTCTTCCTCATTATTTTCAATTAAAATATCAGCATCTGTTTCTTCAGGATCTAATGAAATTCCTCTTTCATCCGCCCATTCCTCAATACAATAATTTGCATCATATATATTTGAAAAAACCCTACATTTTATCATTTCATCACAGTTTGTCTCTTCTATAATTACATAAACTTGTTCAATTTCCATATTTAATTTAACCTCTTATAATTTATTTTATATATAATAAAAAATATTTTTCGCTTAAATAAATAAAAAATTTTGTAAAATTATAATTTTACAAAAATATAATTTATTTTATATATCATAATCTTACTAAATCTATAATTAAAAATACAGAAAAGATAAAATTTCTATTTTTGTTTTATTTGTTTTTTATTATTTATTGAAAATCATAAATTTCTATTACTAATATTCGATTTATTTACAAGAATAATTATTCTTTAATTTTTATACTAACTTCTGGCTTAAATGATATTTTTTTCTTAAACTCAATTTCAAATATTTTAATGGTAGATAATTCATCTATAGATTCAAATTTCATTTTTTCTACTTGTTGCAATTCATCGATAAGTTTTATATTTTCATTTTTTTCATCTATTAATAAATATGCCTTTTTTAATTGTTCTGACATGAATTTCTCCTAAATAAACTAATGTCGATTTTTAGAGAGAATCCATTTTATAGATTCGTATATACTTACAATCTATTGTTCTGACTACTATCTCAGGAAAATCGACAAACCCTTAATAAATACTAGATAAAATCTATTATTTTTTTTAAAAAAATATTTTTTTCTTTTTCATATTCGCATATTAAGTTTTCTAAAGATAAATCTTGATTATAAATATTATTATTTTCATATTTTTCATTATTGAAAAGTATATTTTTATATTTATCTATATTAATTCTACATCTGCAACATATTTGTCTTAAATATTTTTTATTATTATTTATAATATCAATATTATCAATACTTTCGATATAATTTTTTATTGAAGATTTTAATATTCTAGGAATATTGTGTTTTAATCTTGGTTTAAAAACTCTTTCATTTTTTATTATATAAACTTTTCCCTTTATATTATCTAATATATTATTAATCGAGTATGGATTGAAATCTTTTAATAATTCAGACGCTTTTTGTCTATGTTCAATAAAATCTGATATAAATAAGTTTGATATAAATATTTCTTTATGTGTAATTATTTCATAATTTTTAATAAACCAAACCGAAAGATTAAAATAAAAAATATTATTTAATTCTTTTATTAACTTATGTACATCAATAGCGTTTTCTATTGTTCTATAATTAGAATATAAAAATATTTCTAATATTTCTTTTAAATTCATAAATTTTATAATTAAAAAATATATTTTATCGCTTAAATCTATTATATTATATGAATTTTTTAATAATAATAAACACAAATCATAAATACTCTGGATGGTTTAATTTATCTAACTATTTAAAAAACACAATATTAAACATTTTTCCAAAATCAAACGTAGAAATAAGAGAATTTCCATATACATCAGTATATTCTTCTAGTTATTATCATTACTCTTATAAAAATATTCAAATATATGACAAATATGATATAATATTTGTATGTGAAGGAAGACCATCAAAAATATGGTCTTTAAAAGGTAAAATTATTTGGATACCATGTCAGGAATTTCTTGGAGGAGCAGCATGGAGATTTATGAAAAATACATTTGATTATTGGTATGAAATACTGATTCCAAGTAAATTTGCATTTGATAGAATAAAATTAATAAATAATAATATACCGTTAAAACATATTCAAATATGGCAACCGCCTATAAATAAAATAAATCCAATTAAATATAAAACAAATAATTTAAAATTATTTTTACATTTAAGATCAAGAGGAATAAATCAAGAATTTATAACTGAAATATTAAAAAAAATAAAAAATATAGAAATAATAATTAAAACGGATTATCCTACAATAGATCTTATAGATATTAATTCTTGTAATATATCAAGTATAATATTTGGCAGAAATGATAATAATGAACAATATATAAACAATTTATTAAAATCTGACATGTATTTGGTTCCTAGAATTTTTGAAGGAATAGGGTTATGTGTTCAAGACGCTTGTTCATGTGGCAATTATATATTTGGAACAGATTATACTACATTCAATGAATATTTTGATAATAAAAATGGTACATTATTAAAATGTAAAAAATGTCAAAATGATTATATGCCAAGTATAATGGGAGAAAAATTTTATATTACAATAGAAGAAAATCAAGAAAAAATAATGATAGACAAAATTAATTATTTTAAAAATAATATTCAAGAATTAAGAGATATACAAGAATATAATTATAAATATTGTATTGATAAACATGAAAAATTTAAACAAGAATTGTTTGAATACTTAAACAATAAAATAGAAAGAACAGAGAATAAAAATAAAAAAATAAAAATATCACATATTCAATTATGTTTAGAAGGAGGACAAGGGCTTGGATCTATAACAATAGCCGGAGGACATAAAAAATATCATAATTATGATATAGATTTTTATTATATGTCAAATAGCCCAGATAGTATAGAAACGTCTAAATATATTGATAAATTAAATAAATATAATATAAAACATAAAAAAATAGAAGATATAAATGAAATAGATAAAGATTCTGATATAATATTTTTACATTGGTGTTCTGTTGCCTATAAAAGAATAAATAATATTAATAAAATATATGAAGATATAAAAAAAATAAAATCATTAAAAATAGGTTTTATACATGATTCTGTAGAAATAATGCCAGATATATGTGATTATTATTGTGTTGGATCTAATTTTAATAAAAAATTTTCTCCAAATATAAATAAAACATTTGTTATACCTTATCCAATAGAAAATTGTTTTTATGAATATATTGAGAAAAATAATTATAAAAAATCATCTGTTATAATAGGTAGAGTTTCTAGATTAATAAAAAGAAAATTTCATGATAATTTTGTTCCAATATTAAAATATTTATCAAATAAAAATAAATATATATTGTCAACAATTATAGGAAACGGTCCATTTGAAAATGAATTAATAAAAAGTTTTAATAAATATAATTTAGAACATAATATTATAAAAAATATTTATGATGAAAATAGGGTTGGATATATAGCTGATTTTGATATGTGTTTATATTTAACATCCGAACATGAAGAATCTTTTGGAATGTCAATAGCTGAATGTATGGCTTTAGGTGTTCCAGTTGTATGTGAAAATAAAGGAGCATTAAAAGAAACAGTAGGAGACGGTGGATTTGTTTGTGATAGTTTTTATGAAATAATTGAAAAATGCGAAGATTTAATAAGAAAACCAGAACTTAAAAAAGAAATATCTAAAAAGGCAAAATTAAAAGCTGAGAATTATAGAGAAATAAATGTTTCTATATTATATGATAAATTATTTAAAAAATTATTAAATAAAAATAATGAATACTTATGGTCTATTATAATGCCTGTATATAATTCTGAATTATATATTCGTAATTCTATTGAAAGTGTTTTAAATCAAACATATTCAAATTTTGAGTTAATTATTATAGATGATAATTCTAATGATAATACTAAAAAAATAATTTCTAATATTAATAATAATAAAATAAAGTACATAGAATTAAAAGATGGTCCACATAGCCAAGGATATTGTTGGAATATAGGAATAAAAGAATCTAACGGAGATTTTATAGGTTTTGTAGATTCAGATGATTGGATTTATCCTAATGCAATAGAAGAAATGAATAATTTTTATAAAACAAATGATGTTATTTTTGCATATTCTAATAATGAAAGATACGATAAAGAATTAAAAAACAAAACATTGGATGGTTTTTCAGAAGATCCATATAAATATGGATCATTAATTGATGGAATGTTGACTATTCCAGGGGTAATTGTTTCTCATTTTATTACATGTAAAAAACAGTTTGTTGAAAAAATAGATTTTTCAAACTGCCCATCTACGTCTTGTGATAAATGGTTAGCTTTAAAAATGGATATGATTGGTAAATTAGGATTTTTAAATAAAGTATTATATAAATATAGATATATGAGAGATGGATCAGTAACTACAAGTAAAAGACAAAGTCAGATTATAAATACAGAAAATATTATAAATGAAGCATTAAAAGAAAGAAAAGATAAAAGAAGAATAAAATTAATATGTCAGGATAATAATTTTAATTATGATATTATAATATGTTCCATGTAGATTTGTCTTCTCCAACTATTTTTCCATGATCTATGGCCTCTGATATTAATTCTTTAGAAAAATCTAATCCATTATCATTATTACCATAACACTTTTTTGGTGATATAATATATATAGGTACATTTCTATATTTTTTATTAACAATAGATTCTTTATTTTTCTTTGATGTAATATTAATATCATTTATCAATATTTCGGTACACATTATATCAACAGCCCTAGATATTACTTTTATTATTTCTGGTGTTCCTAAAAATTTAGAAGTTAAATCTTTAATACAAATAGGAATATTAATTACATCTATTTCTCCATTTTCTTGTAATTTTATTCTATTAGTAAGTAATACATATATTTCATCAACAGTTTCGTTTTGTATTGCTTCTTTTAAAGGTGTTATATTTCTTATACCTCCATCAACATACATATCATTGAATATTTTTTGAGGAGAAAATACGCCAGGTATACATGTAGATGCAAATATATAATCTATTAAATTATTACAATCTTCACTCATATTATAAAAATCACCAGATAATAATGAAACCACACCTATTCTTAATTTTGTACCACTTTTTTTAATTTTATCTACATCGATCCATTTATTTATCAATTTATATAAGTTTTTATTATCATAATAACTATTATGATTTTTCAATACTATACTAAGAAAACTTCTAGAATTATAAATATCATCGTTGTTTTTTATTTTTTTCCATCTTTCTTCTAATTTTGAAGCATAATATAATAAATCATCTGGTTTTTGTTTATCTGCTTGTGCTATAAATGAACCATTTAATGCTCCAACGCTAACTCCATATATAACATCAAAATTTATATTATATTTTTCTACAATAGACCTAATCATTCCAACTTGAAATGATCCCCTTGATCCACCACCGGATAATACTAAAGCTCTTTTAATCATTTTTAAAATACTCCCATATTTCTAACATTAGTTAGTTCAGTTTTTAAGCTAGGATGTAAATTTGGTATTATTAATGTAAATGTTACATCATATTCTACTAACATTTTTTGAACTTCTAATGGTAAATGTTGAAAATAATTTTTTGAAAGTTTTTGATAATCAACTTGTTCTTTTTTTATTTTTAATAAATCTGGATCACATTTTATACAATAAAATGCAACTTCTTTATCTGGTTTTTTTATATAAAATATAGATTTTATATCTTGTTTAACAGATTCTAATTGAATTTCTAAACTAGGATTTTTAATAAATTGTATTAACAAATGATTTCGTTTAACTGCTATCATTTGTAATTCTTTAGAAGGTTTATGAATATATTTTATCCAATTTTCATCTTTTTTGATTAATTTTTTTTGTTTTTTTTCTGATAAATTACTACAAGCAATACTGATTGAATCAACTATTTGTTGCATATGTTCTACGCTTTGACTTTGTATGGTATTACAATATTTAATAACAGTTAAATATAACTCTTCTAATTCTGATTCGTTGAATTTTCTTTTTAAGTAATTATTATTTTCAATAAAATTTATAATTCTACAATCTTTTTGTATTGAATATTTAATAACAGACTTATAAGGATTATCAATATCATATAATGATTCAGGTTTTAATTTAACGGCAAATAATTGTACTTTTTCAGAAGGATTAGCGATATTGATTATATTATCAGGATTTTTTTTTATTAATTTTAACTGTTCTTCTTCTGATAAAAAATCAAGAGATCCTTGAGAAGTTCTAGTTCCACCGATATATTCATTAAAATTTTTCATTATTTCTATCCTATCATATTATTAATTTCTATTTATATCATATATACAATATATTTAAAATAAAATTTACAAATTTTTATTATTATTAAATGCTAAAACAATTTTTCCACAATCCCATATTTTTCTATATTTATTATTAAAATCAGAATTTGGTAATAAGTCTATATTATAAAAATCAAAATAATAAAAAGATGGATCTAAATTTTTAACATAATAAAAACCATAATCTTTATATAAATTATTACAATATCTTAAATCAAAAATTGATAATAATATTTTAAAATTATAATTATTTTTTAAATAATCTAATAATAATTTCATAGAATTTTTTATATCATATCCAACTTTATTGCAAAAAACTAATAAATTAAATTCAAAATCATTTTTATTTAACCCTGATACAAACACTAAATCATTATTATAATAAAAACCAATATTTATATCACAATTAATATAATTATTCAAACTATTCCTATATAAAAAATCCATGAATTCATTATTATTTAATAATTTAATATCACAATCAGATGAATTTATTGTTAGGTTTCTTCCTAATTCTTTATTGACAATGGATTTCCATATATCTTGTTTTGTAATATTTAACCATTCGTTTTCGAAAATATGAAATAATTTAATACCAATATTGTTACATAATTTTGTTTTATTTATATTCCTAAATTTTGCTTTATAATCATTGTCTTTTAATGTAGAATGCCAATATAAACCATTAAATTCAATAGCCAACTTATAATCTGGTAAGTATATATCTAATTCATATGGCGGTATAATATTTCTTACATTTGTTAATATATTAGGTAAATTAATAAAATCAACTATTTCTTGCTCATATGAAGAACGCTCTATTTCATAACGAATTGGAATATTAAAAAAATGAAGTTTATTAAGCAAACAAAACTGTGATACGTTAATTTCGTTGGCTATTTTTCTAGAGCTTTTTTTATTTAATAAATATTCTTTTTCCAAAAATTCTTTATTATTTATTTTTTCTAATGTTTCTTTGTTCCAATGAGACTGAGAATAATTTGGAACATTATATATTTTTTTGTTAGTTTTAATAATTTTATCTCTATAGTTTTTATCTTTAAATATACAATCGACGCCATATCTTTCCAAATTTGTATTTTTCTCTTTATTTTTAATATCTTTATTTTGCAAGGCATGTTTTACTCCATATTTTTCTATCATTGTGTTTTTAATCTTTTTTTTAATACTCTCTGACTGAAAAATATTTTCAACATTATATTTCTCTAAAATAGTTTCTTTAATCTTTTCTTTAATATTTTTTGATTGAAAAACATTTTCAACACCATATCTTTCTAAATTTGTATTTTTAACCTTATTCTTAATATCTTCATTTTGCAATGAATGCTCAACGCCATATTTTTCTATCATTATATTTTTTATCTTTTCCCTATCCTTAAATGCATTGTCAACACCATATTTTTTTAACATAGTTTTTTTAATCTTTTCTCTAATTGTTTTATTTTTAAATACATTGTCAACACCATATCTCTCCAAGTTTGTATTCTTAACCTTATTTTTAATATCCTCATTTTGTAATACATATTCAACGCCAAAATTTTTTATCATAGTCTCTTTTTTCTTGTTTTTTATATCTTCATTTGAAGAAATATTTTCTACACCATATCTCTCTAAACAAGTCTTTTTTATCTTATCCTTAATAAAATCAGACTGGAAAACATTCTCAACTCCGTACTTGTACATAATAGATTTCTTCATTTTCTCTTTATCTTTTAAAACATTATCAACTCCATATCTCTCTAAACATGTTTTTTTCATCTTATCCTGAACGACTTTAGATTTATTTTTACAATCCTTAGAACAATAAATATTATAACCTCTAGTATATGAATGAAAATTAACAAAACATCCACACTCTAAACATTTTTTCTTTTCAATAATGTCATTTAAAATACAATATATTCTTTCGGATATACTAACATTTATATCTAAAAATGATGTAAGTAATATAATTTCATTTAATTTATTAGGATATCTTAGTTTAAAATTATATTCTCTAATTTTTATTACATTAATTGAACTATCTTTTTTATATAAATTGTTTTTAATCCAATTTTTTATTTCATCTTCATAAGACATAAAATAAACTCTTTGAAATTTATAAAAAAATTTTTGATGAAATTAATATATACTACTAACAATATCGCTTAACATTAATGTGCCTTTTTGTAAAGGTTTAAGTAAAATTAATAAAAAATTAAGTGTAATTATATACTTAACTTAAATTTTTACAAAAAGGCATTATTTTTTGAAAAAAAAACAATATATAAAATTAATAAAAACAAATCAATCTAAAAGATTTGTAATTTTAAATAAAGGAGATTAAAATATGGCTTCATTAACAGAACTAGTTGGATTTCCGCCTAGTGCGACAATTTCACCAAGTGTTAGACTTCTCGAGACGGATTTTTCTGCATATGTTCCGGGTAGATCGTTTTCTAAGGCCGCTCTAGTAGGCTTTGCGTCTAAAGGTCCATTAAATGAACCTACTCAGGTTTTTAATCATGAAGAGTTGTATAGGAAATTTGGATATCCTGATCCTACAGCTGATCATGGTTCTTATTTATTATATGCTGCAATTGAATTTTTAAAGTATGGAAATGAATTATGGATATTAAGAGTTGGATGTACTGACGAGACAGATTGGGATAATTTTGCTAAAACCGCCTATGTTGAAGTTCCAATATCTGGTTTAGCAGCAGTCATTCGTTCTAAAAAGAACGGATCTACTGAAGTTGAAATTGTAAAAGATGTAAATGATAATTTCAGATTTTCAGTAAATGGCAGTTTATATAAAAAATTAATTACTATTCCAGCTGGAACATATACTTTAACAGACCAAGGAGGATCTACTCCTAATTTGGTCGATACTTTTAATAATTTATTAAAAAATGAAGATGGAATAGAAGCTTTTGAATATCCTGAATCTAATCCAACATTAGCATTTAGAACTAATAATAGATATGGTGAAGATGCTTCTATAGAATTAATTTCAGTTGAAGATGATATTTATGATACTATTGGTATTGGTAAAAAAATGACTTATTCAAAAATAACCGGAAAAAATTACCAATGGCCAATCGGGTCTTCTATTGTTGGGTTTGATTTTTCTGGACATATTAATCCAACATTGAAAGTAAGAGTTACTGGAACTGGTAATCCTAATATAGATAATATTGTTCAGGTTATACCGTTTAATGACTTGGTTCATCCATTTAATACAGATCCATCTGGTGGAGCATATGTAACTGTTAATAGAGTTGGCTGGGATGGATCTGGTTCAGAAACAGGAATTGGTGGCCCAATCGTTACTGCCCAAAATATTGTTGATTTTATTAATTGGTGGATTGATAATCCTACAATGCATGGTGAAAATATTCCCGGTGGATTTAGAGCAAAAATATCAACTTCTGACGGAAAATCATTTGTTCAGTTATATACTGGAAAATATTATACAGACTCACTTGGAGATCCATTAGTGGTTCCAAGTGATTTAGTTGGTGGAATAAATTATATTAGAGGAGTTGATGCTCTTGTTCAAGTTCAATCATATTCTCATATTGTTGATGAAATATTAGGTTTTAATCCAAGCGCAGTTACTGGAAAAACTCCAGTATTAGTTTCTACTCGAGAATTAATTGACGGAGATCCAGACACAGCAACAGGAAATTACATTGATGATATTGGTAAATCAATTGGTGATGAATATAATAGTGGAGTAGCCCCAACAATATTTACAATATGGGCAGATTCTCCAGGATTATTTGGAAATGATACCAAGGTTGTTTTAGATATCAATCAAGAAGGAAATATTTCATTATTTATTTATCATAATACTGTGTTTGTTGAGTCTCATGGAAATCTAAATCTTGATTTTACAACTACTAATAATCCTTATTATATAGAAGAATGGATTAATGGTGTTTCTGATTATATTCACATAGTTCACGAAACAAATGTTTTAGGTGCTCCTAAAAAAGGAACATATTCTTTGGGTCAAACAAGTTCAACATCTGGATCTGATGGTTATCCATATATAGGTGGACTTCCTGATACAGAACAAATAGATAAATTAATTCTTGGTAATGTTGAATTAGGTACTGGTTTAAATGCATTATCAGAACCAGAAAAAATAGATATAGATTTAGTAGCTGTTCCAGCTATTAATTCAACTTCTGTTATGAGTGGATTAATTGAATTATGTTCGGTGGCTAGAAGAGACTGTATGGCTATTATAGATTCTCCTTATGGTTTAGATTCTGTAAATGTTAGAAAATGGCATAACGGAGAACATTTATTAAATAATAGAAAACTTAATTCTTCTTATGCGGCTCTTTATTGGCCATGGGTTAAAATAAAAGATCCATTTAATTCTGTAGAAGTTTGGGTTCCTCCTACAGGATCTATTCTAGGTGTTTATGCTGGATCTGAAAGAATAGCAAACGTTTGGGCTGCTCCAGCTGGTCTCAGAAGAGGAAGAATACCTACAGTATTAGAAGTAGAAACATATGCATATTTAACACAACGAGACGCATTATATGGAAGTGGAAATTCTGTTAATGTTATTGTTCCATTCCCTGTAGATGGACCTACTGTTTGGGGGCAAAAAACGTTACAGAGAGCTTCTACGGCTTTAGATAGAGTTAATGTAAGAAGATTAATGTTATATCTCGAAAAAACATTTAAAGATAGATCTAGATATTTATTATTTGAACCACATGATTCTATTTTAAGATCTCAGTTTGTAAGAATAGCTTCTACAATATTAGATAATGTAAAAGAAGGAAGAGGTATTTATAATTATATTATAAAATGTGATGAAGAATTAAATCCTCCTGAGGTTGTTGATAGGAATGAGATGAGAGCTAGAATAGGAATTCAACCAACTAAAACAGCTGAATTTATATTTATTGAATTTACTATTCATAGAACTGGTTCATTTGAAGAATCCAACATGTAAAAATGTTGGATTCTTTTTTAAGAATTTTATATGTATATTATATATAACAGTATAATTATTTTATAATATAAGGAGATAAAAAATGGCAATATCAATGGGAATAGGCGATATTGGAGCAAATACCGCATTATTTAAAAGAAAATTTAGATGGATAATGACATTAAGTAAAGGAACAGAACCTAATAATGCAGGACAATTTCCAACTAGCGCCGATAAACCAGAAACTATGTGGTACTGTAAAGTTTCTAAAAGACCTACATTAACATTTGAAGATACAGCAATTCATTTCTTACATGAAAAACATCATTTGTCTGGAAAATCTTCATGGGAAGATTTAAACTTGACAATTTATGATGTACACATAATGGATAATGATCATGGATCTGATTTAATATTAGCCCAATGGTTAAGTAGAGTTTGGTATTTTTCTGGAGATAGTAATGTGGAAACACAAGGATATAATTGGTTAGATATGGGCGATATAGATAATGAATACAAACAAGATATTACATTGTATATGTTAGATGGACATGGTGGGGTATTAGAAACATGGTATATTATTGGAGCTTGGCCAAAGAGTACAAACTTTGGAGATCTTGATATGGCTTCTTCGGATACAGTTGATGTAGCTGTAACATGTGCATTTGATAGAGCAAAGTTTGTTTTAGGACCAGGACAAAATGTATCTTTACAATCACATAACCATGCATAAGTAAAGTATATATATTATGCCAAATCATAATTCAAATAATGGGTCGTCTCCTATTACTAGCATGTCAATAGGACGGTTAGGAGACGACTCTATTGTTTTTAAAAGAAAATTTAGATGGTTATTTTTTATAGAAGATGTTATAAAACCATCAACGTTTTATAATAAACAAGGGCATATATGTAAAATAACAAGTAGACCAAAAATGAGATTTAATGAACAAGAAATAGAACATACTATAGAAAAAATTCATATTCCAGCAAAAGCCGAATGGATTCCTATGAATATAACAGTTTATGATCTTAAAGATGATGATTATTTATATAAATGGATGACTGTTTTTTATGATCCTAAAAAAGGAATAGTCAGTCCATCAGCCGAGCAGTCTAATATAACAGGACCGTATGTGATTTATCCTAAAAGGACCGCGAGAATTATATTATTAGATGGTCATGGTAGAAATATAGAACAATGGGAATTACAGGCATGTTGGCCTATTGATATAGACTGGGGAGAATTAGATATGAGTAATTCTGATGTTTTGGACGTAAAATTTACGTTAAGATATGATAGGGCTATTTTGATTAATAACTCAGGTGTTGCTACTGGTTAAGTTTTTTATTTCTTCTATTTGTTTGCTAATTTCTGTTTGATTTATTTGAATACTTTTTATTTGTTGTCTAAGTTCTAATAACATAGAGAATATTAATATTTTGTGATTATCATTAATATTTTCTATTTCTTTTATTAACTCAATTATGTTTTCAGTATTATGTTTTTCAAATAAAAGCATTTCATCTATGTTTATTTCATTTTCATTAAAAAATTTTCTAATTTCTTTTGATATTTCTTTATTTATTTCTTGTTTTTTAAATTTACTTTTCATTTTACCATTTCTTTTTGGCAATCAAATAATAGAGAATCTAGATCTTTAGGTTTCATATTCATAATCCTTGACAATGAAGATTTGTTTAATCTACCTTGATTAGTATAAACGGATTCTTCTTCTAGTAATATTTTAATTAATTTTTTATGTAAATGTCCTTTTTGTTTAATATTGTTCAGTATTTCGTCTAATTCTATTCGTGATATTTTCAACAAATTCGGTAGATTGCCCTTTAAATTCGGCCGTCTCATGATTCATCTCCTGTCTTTCTAAATATTTTTTCTTTAAACTTATATCGTTTTTACAAGATCTATATAATTGTCTATAATGATTTAATATTATAGTTGTAAACCAATTAAAAGCTTTTCCTTTAGAAGAATTAAACATATATAGTTTTGAAAAACATATTAAAACACCTTCTTGTAATGCATCTTCTTTATCTATAAGTTTAAAATTAAATGCTTTTATTATATTTTCTGCAAGCAAATAAAAACAAAGAGTGATTTCGTTTTTCATATCTTCATCATTTTTATTTTTTAAATATTTTCTAATTAACACTTCAAAGTCTTTATTATTAAGATATTCAGGGGACATATGCTATTTTTACCTTTTATGAAAAAATTTTTTTCTCTCATGCTTTGTCCCACTTTTCATTCACTTCATTCAAATTTAATATAATTAATCTTACTTTTCATTTTCATATAATTTTTTTATAATTACTTTATATTATATTTTTTTTAGAATTTACAAACGACCTTTTAGACTTGAATTTAATGTTTATATATTCTTGTAAAAAATTAAAAATCAATTTTAAGTTAAATGTTATTTTATGTTTATTTTTTATAATATGTTTATTGTTATATGTTAAATAAAAATTTTGTAATAAAAATAATATTATTTTCTTGAATTTAATATGATAATTATTTTTTGATATTTTTATTTCTTTTTTTACTAAACCAATCATCTATATTATAATAGTATAATACATAAAAAAATGTAAACTTTTGTAATATTTTCGTGTAATATATATGGAAAAAGATTTAGAAAAAGAAGCAAAAATTTTTTATAATAACAAAAAATATAAAGAATGTTTAGAATCTTGCTTTAAATGTATGTCTATTAATCCAAATCTTCAATGGGAATATGATTTATGTGGATATTGTTATTTTAATTTAGGAATGTACTCTCAAAGCAGAGGATGTTTTAATGTTGCTAAAAATATGGATAATGATGAACAAAAAATATTAAATTATAATAAATTAATAGAGTTAACATATGAAAAAGAGAAATCTAACAATAAATTTAATAACTAAAGAAAATGAAGTTTATTTAAAACAATGTCTTGATTCAATTAAAGAACTTGAATGTGATGTTGTAATAGTATTTACTGGAAATAAAGAATCTAATGAATATGAATTATGTAAAAAATATTTTGATAAATCTATTTATGAATATACATGGAATAATGATTTTTCAAAAGCAAGAAATTTTGCAATAGAAAAAAGCACTACAGATTGGATCATGTGGATAGATTCTGATGAATATATAATAAAAGATTCTATACAAAAAATAAAAGATTTAGTAGATAATAATCCAAAAAATTTATATCATACTTTTAAACTTATTCATGGATCATCAAGAATGGGTCAAATAAGAATGTTTTTTAATAATCCAGAAATAAGATGGAAAAATAAAATTCATGAAAGAATAATACCTAAAAATTATCCTAAAAATCATTATGATATTGAGATATATCATAATGTACATGATAATATTCAATCTCATATTAGAAATATATCTATATTAGAACAAGAAGTCGAATTTGATCCAAACAATCCAGAAAATCATTTTTATTTAGCAATTGAATATCATTTAATAGATAAACAAATGAAAGCATTATATCATGCAGAAAGATTTTTATATAATTATAATATTACTCAAGTTGATGTTAAAAAGATTTATATGAGATATTTAATAGCTTGGATTTATACAAATGAAATAGAACAATATAAAAAAGCTATTGATATATTGTTTGGACAACTTGTTTTAAACTGTAATATTGCTGAATTTTGGTGTCTTTTAGGAGATATATATATAAAAATGAAAAATTTCAATAATGCAAGTAAATATTACACTAATGCAATAGAAATGGGAGAATATAAATATGAAAATATGTGGATAACAGATTTAGATAAATATGATCAATATCCAAAATCAATGATTGAAGTTTGTAAAAGATATAAAAATATTGACATTATTTCGTTTAAAAAAGATATTATTCAGCCTATTATTCCTTGAAATTATAAATTACTTTTATTTATTTTTTCAAATCCTGTTCCTTTAACAGGAATACCTTCTCTAATTAATCTTTTTAAATATATTTTAGTCCATTTTGGTGAATCAATAAGCACATTTAAAATATCATACATTCCACTTTTTTCAATTAAATCTAAAAGAGTTACATTTTCTTTATTTTTCATTATTTTATATGTATAAATTAATGCTGTAATTTCCGCATTTGTTTCAAATGGTGTCCTAATTTCTTTTAACCATGAATTATTTATTTTTCTATCATTATATGTTTTCAATAAAATATCTCTATCTTTAAAATGAGTTGTTTCATGAACAATAAGAGATCTAATATTTTTTATATGATAATCTCTATATTTATCTAAAAATTTAATTATATTCTCTTTATTAACATTTTGTTTAATATGAACATTTAAATATATTTTATCTTTATTAGTAGGTTTAATAAAATATCTTCCATCAATTATTAATGGGTCTTTAAGTTTTTCATATACATAAAATATATTTTCAATTTCATATTCTATTCCATCTTTTTCATCTTTTACTTTCTTATATTTTTTTGGATTCTTTGGTAAAGAACTAAATTCTATTCTTATAAAATTTTCATTATAAATATTTTTTCCAATATTATCTTTAAATTTAGTTTTTCCATCATTATAATCAATTTTTTGAATATTATTTTTAGATTCAATTCTTTCACCATTGTAATCTATATCTACATATGTAATAAAAATAGGAAATGGTTTATTATTTACAATAGGAAATCTTTTCATATCTAATATAAAATTTCTTATAATATTAAATATTTTAATAGGAAGCTCGTTATAATCAAATTCCATTTTATGATAATATTCTTTAAATGATATTAGCATAAAAATATATATTATATTTTAAGAAAAATTAATTAAAAACAGGATCATTTATAATTACTTTTTAATATACACAACATGATATTTGTTTTAATTCACAATTTAATGATAAAATATTTTCTAATATACTATAAGATAAAAAAATATAATTTAATATAATTCATTTATATTATTAATTTTTCTAAACCCTGATTCTCTAATTGGAATACCTTCTCTATTTAATCTTTTTAAATACCTTTCAGTCCATTTTGGAGAATTAATAAGCGCATTTAAAATATCATACATTCCACTTTTTTTAATTAAATCTAAAAGAGTTACATTTTCTTTATTTTTCATTGATTTATATGTATAAATCAATGATGTGATTATTGCGTTTGTCTCAAGTGGAGATCTATATTCTTCTAGCCAAGATTTATTTTTATTAAAATAATTTTTATTATTACTAAGTATTTTTAATGAAATTTCTCGGTCTTTTAAATGTGTTGTTTCATGAATAATGAGAGATCTAATATAATTTATATGAAAATCTTTATGTTTATCTAAAAAACTAATTGCTTTTTCTTTATCAATATCCTGTTGAATATAAATATTTATAGATATTGATTTAGTTTTAGGTTTATGTATTCCGTCAATTATTATTGGTTCTTTAAAATTTTCATATATATAAAATTTATTTTTAAAATCATATTCTATTCCAGTATTTTTATCTTTCATTTTTATATATTTTTTTTGATTTTTTGGTAAAATCATAAAATTTATACTTATAAATTCCATATCATAATTAAATTTTCTGTCTTTATTTATCCAATTTATTTTATTACCACTATAATCTTTATTAATAGTTTTAATATTAAGAGGATATGGTTCAATATGATTTCTTTCTATTCCAAAAATATTTTTACTTTTTACTATAAAATTTCTTATAATATTAAATATTTTAATTGGAAGATCATTATAATCAAATTCCATTTTATGATAATATTCTTTAAATGATATTAGCATAAAAATATATATTATATTTTAAGAAAAATTAATTAAAGACAGGATCATTTATAATTACTGTTATATCATCTTGATACCTGCAACATGCTATTTGTTTTGGTCCATAATTTAATGATGAAATATTTTTTAATACATTTTCTAATTCATCTACTTTACAATTAATAACCTGCCATTTATTTATTTGATCTTGTTCTATTGGTAATAATGGTTCTACCACAACTATATTATCTCCAAAATATGATTTTAATCTTTTAATATCAGATAAAATAGCATTATATAAAGGAACATTACACTTGCAATCTGGATTAGCTATCCATTCATACATTTCTTTATTTAATTCTGGATATAATTGTCTAAAATTTAAATCTTTTAATGCTTTCTTAATTACATCTAATGTTATTTCTAAAGACATTTTTAATCCTCGTTAAAAAATATTTTTTTAATTAATTATCTCCAAAATGTCATAAAAATTTTTTTTTCGTCCTTATAAAGACATAAATTTGGATATATATTCATGATATTATTAATATTAATATTATTATTAATAAATATATTATTAATTAAATATTTATTATATAATATATTATTATTATTATTACTAGTATTATTATATAATATATTATTATTATTATTACTAGTATTATTATATAATATATTATTATTATTA